CTGGCGCAGCAGCGCCGCTGACAAAACAAGCAGGATCCAGTGTTTGTGCTCCGCCTGCAGGATCACCAACTGCTCCAGCAGCATATTCATTACCAGCACCCAACAGCAACAAAGCTGACAATGGTAAAGTTAAAGGTGTACCAACCCCATGGGCAACAGACACTGCTTTCATTGACAAAGTCAAGAGCGTGGCCACAGCAGTCAATGCCAACTATATTGATCTGTTGTGCTGTATGGCCAACGAGACCGGCGCCACGTTTGACCCAGGCATTGTCAACAGTATTGGTGCTACAGGACTGATTCAATTTATTCCCAACACAGCCAAAGGCCTTGGTACAACCACCGACGCATTGAAAGAGTTGAGTCGTGCGGATCAAATGGACTGGGTATTGAAGTTCTTCCAAAGTTTGGGCCTAAACAAGAAAGCACCTACTCCTAAATTACAAGACTTGTATTTGTGTATCTATTGGCCGGCAGCAGTGGGCAAACCAGACAATTATATTGTCAACGCAGCGGACAGTAAGCAAGCACAGCAAAACAAAGGACTACAGGCAGCAGATGGCAGCATCACCTGTGCCAGCGTAGGTGAGGCAGCAGCAAAATGGTTGCCACAGGTTCAACAGGCCCTGGCCAACGCTGGAGCAGCAAGTCAAACTCCCGCAGCACCAGCTGGCGCAATCTTAGACGGATCAGGTCATCCAATAACATCGGGGTCAGGACAAGCAGTTACTAGCGGCGCAGCAGCCAGCAAAGATGCAGGTATTGTTAACGCAACAGGACAAACTATAGTACAGCCAACTTGCCCTGCAGAGTACCTCAATAAGAGTACAACTTATGCACCTCCGGGCAACTTTGGCGCCACAAGCCCTAATCTAAATACCACACAGGCCAAGGCCATGATGGCAGAATTGGGCTACTTTGTTAGCCAGTTTAACTACAGCTATGTCAGCAAAGACTCCACACGCATTGGCAAGTACGGTATGGATGCACAGTTCTTGGCCGATGCTGGTTATATCAAACCAGATGCCATCAAGCAATACGGCACAGCAACCCTAAGCAAACCTGCCAGTTGGACAGGCAAAAACGGTATTCAAAGTCAAGACGATTTCTTTAGTAGTCCAGCACAACAAGATTCTATCATGTATACAGCATTCAGTACTTACTATACTGAATTGATCAGCAACAGTGGTATAACATCTGCAGATGATGTTTGTACAGCAGCAGGTATGATGTTTGTAGCCTACCAGATGCGTAGTAGTGCAACAGCAAAATCTTGGAGAGACAAAGGCAGTGTATCTGATGCGCTTGGACAAGACGGCGCGGTCTATTACAACCATGGACGTTATGCCATTGACATATTAGCCGCAGGCGGCGCTGTCAGCAGCGTGGCCCAAACTGTTGGCCTAAGCGGACCAAATACATCAGGTGTCAATCCTGATGATGTGTTTACCTTTGCTACTTCGGGCACTGGTACTAGAGACCGCTTTGATCAACTCAGTGGCGAATTTAAAGATGCTGTACTCAAAATGGCGCGAGATTTTAAAACTAAAACAGGTGCTAAAATTGCAATCTCTAGTTCTTATAGAAGTCAAGCTGATCAGCAGGGATTGATTGATCGTTGGCATGCTGCCGGCGGGGGACCTAACAATCCCACAGCAGGTGGCATTACTACACCATCACTGAAAAAGAGCGCACATACTGAAGGTATGGCAATTGACAGTGGACAAATGGCGTTGGTTGCTAGAACTGTTGACCTAGCAACCTACGGACTACGTTGGGGCGGCTCGTTCAGTAAATCTGACCCTGTACACATACAATTATCAAACTTCCAATTACAATAAATACTAGACTATGGCAATTATCTACAAAGGTTTCAGCACCGTAAATCGCAGCAAAAAGTTTCGAGCCAGTGATATAGACTTGGTTAAACAAGACCTGTTGAATCATTTTGGCATACGCAAAGGCGAAAAACTCATGCAGCCAAACTTTGGCAGTCTAATATGGAGCCTAATGTTTGAGCCATTGTCTGACAGTGTTAACGATCTGATCATTAACGATGTAAAACAGATTGTGGGCTACGAGCCACGCCTAGGTCTGAGTAATATCACCATTACTTCGCAGGATCAAGGCATTCAAATTGTATTAGATCTGGTCTATATTCCCACCAATCAAACTACCAATTTGAGCATGACATTTGATGCCAATTCAAATCGTCTAACTACAAACGGTCCCTATTAATTAACTACGTAGATTTTGATTTTAATAAATACATAATAACGGATGTATTTAGATGTCAACAACTACACGTCAGACTAACTTACTGGTAAACCAAGACTGGACCCAGATTTACCAGACTTTCCAGCAAGCTGATTTCACCAGCTACGACTTTGAAACTCTACGCAAGACCATGATTGATTACTTGCGTAACTACTATCCTGAAGATTTCAACGACTTTACAGAAAGCAGTGAGTACATTGCACTGATTGACCTTATTGCTTTCTTAGGTCAAAGTCTGGCATTCCGCGGCGATATGAATGCCCGTGAAAACTTCTTTGACACAGCAGAACGTCGAGACAGCATCTTAAAACTAGCACGTCTAATCAGTTACAATCCAAGTCGTAACATTAGTGCCAGTGGCTTCTTGAAGATTGACAGCTTAAATACCACAGAAAATTTGTTTGACAGCAACGGTCTAAACCTCAGCAATCTGCTGATTTCATGGAACGATACTGCCAACCCAGACTGGCAAGAACAGTTTACTACTATTCTAAATGCTGCCTTAATCAGTAATCAAGTAATTGGCAAGCCTGGTAACAGCAATACCATTAACGGTATTATGAACGACGAATACAGCATTAATTTGCCGCCAGGCGTGATTCCTCGTCAGAGCTTTTCTGCCATTGTTGAAAACAGCAGCATGAATTTTGAAGCAGTCAGTGCAACCAGCATTGGTCAAAACTACATCTATGAACCTGCTCCAATTCCCAGCGGAAGATTCAACATTCTCTACAAGAACGATAATTTGGGCAACAACAGCATCAACACTGGCTACTTTGTCTACTTTAAGCAAGGCACACTGAGCACACAGGATTTTAATCTTGATCAGAGTTTGCCAAATCGTGTGGTTAATGTAAACTTCAACGGCATCAACAATGACGATGTATGGTTGTACCAACTAGATACCAATAGCAGCCCAACCACATACTGGCCTTCAGTGCCTGCCATTGCAGGTATCAACGTGATCTACAATCAAAGCAGCAATCGTAATCTGTATCAGATCAACAGTCGTACCAATGACCAAATTGATCTAGTGTTTGGTGACGGCAGTTTTGCCAATATTCCGCACAGTGTATTCCGCTTGTACTACAGAACCAGTAACGGTTATTCATACAAGATCACGCCTGATGAAATACAAAGTGTTACACTGAGCTTTCCTTATGTGAGTCGTAATAACAGCGTTGAAACACTGACCATGACGGTGAGCCTGCACTACACAGTATCAAACAGCAAGCCACGTGAAACCATTGACAATATTCGTACTAAAGCACCTGCCAACTACTACACGCAGAATCGTATGATCACAGGCGAAGACTACAGCCTGTTCCCTTACACCAACTTTAGCACAATTTTAAAAATCAAAGCAGTCAACCGTCAAAGCAGCGGTACTAGTCGTTTCTTAGATGTGTTGGATGTAACTGGCAAATATAGCAGTACTAACATTTTTGCTGCCGACGGTATACTGTATAGTCAAGCACCTACTAGCAGCAACACATTTAGTTTTAATACTGCAACGGACATTTATCAAACTATCTATAACACAGTTGCTCCGTTGATTGCCAGCAAACCGCTGATGCAGTTTTACTATGCCAATTATCCTCGTTATACTCCACCTAGTCCAACTAACTGGAGTCGTAGTTCTGCCACTGGTAACAACAGTACTGGTTACTTTGTCAACGGTACCAACCAAGTACAGCAAATTGGTCTTGGCGTAAGCAATACTCTAAAATATGTCACAACTGGCGCAATGGTGCGATTTAATGCTGGTGCCGGCAAATATTTTGATGCACAAAATCAAATACAGACAGGAACCGCAACATATCCTAGCGAAAACAACTATCTATGGGCCAGTGTTGTAAGTGCCAACTCAGGATATAGTGTACAATTGAGTAGAAATATTCCAAGCGGTGCAGTGGCAGATACTATCATCCCAGTGTACAAAAATGCACTGCCGCCCGGTCCACTGACTCCGCAAGTTGTACGTTTGTTACAGAGCTATCAAAACATTGGCTTGACATACAACAGTACAACTCAAGCATGGCAAATTATTCTGCCAAAAGATTTAAACCTGGGTGCATTCAGTCTTGCACACCAAGGAGACACTACTGGCATGGGACTAGACAGCAGCTGGTTAGTGGCATTTACCTACAATGGTATTACCTACAACATTGCACACCGCAGTCTTGAATACGTGTTCCAGAGTGCTGGCGAAACACGTTTCTATTTTGATCCTGACGTCAAAACATTTGATAGTAAAACTGGCTTGACTATCAATGATCAAATTTCAGTGTTAAAAACCAACAGCGAACCTGACAGCGCAACAGCAATTGGTGAAGACCAACTGTGGTATATCTATGACAACATAATTAACCCTGACGGTTACGTTGACAACACACAGGTGTTAGTAACTTTTCCAATGACCAACAATGATGGTATCCCTGATGATCCTGACTTGTTTACTAATATCGTGGCACCTACAGTTAACACTGCTAAAAAATATGTGTTCTTCCAACAGGTCAATAGCGGGGCCGATAACTTCTTAACTACAGCACCTGTTGACAACACAACCATTGTAACAGCCTATGCAACACAGTCGGCAATTACTGCTGCATGGAATTTGTATTTGAACGGACAAGTATTTTACGCAACTGGCGAGAATAAATTCTATCAACTCAATATCAGTAGCAGCAATGTTCGTACTTTGACAGTATTGACCAACTATATTGCAGAAGTTGGACGTCAAGCTCTGCAATTCCAATATCGCCACAGTAGCCCCAACGATCGTCGTATTGATCCAGCACCCAACAACATCATGGATCTCTACATCTTGACCACACAGTACAGCACAGACTATTTGGCCTGGATTCAAGATACAACTGGCACAGTCAAAGAACCTAGCCTTCCTACTAACGATGAATTAAAAACTGAATACGGCACAGGCGCCAGCAGTTTAGAAAACTACAAAGCACTGAGTGACACCATTGTCTATAACCCAGGCAAATACAAACCTCTGTTTGGGGCCAAAGCTAATCCAAACTTACAGGCAACATTCAAAGTTGTTAAAAACCCCAACGTGAATGTCAGTGACAATGATATCAAGAGCGGAGTAATTGCTGCACTCAATACCTATTTTGCTACTGCAAATTGGGATTTTGGTGATACTTTCTACTTCAGTGAACTCAGCACATATCTACACAATCAACTAGCACCCAACGTATCAAGCATTATTATTGTGCCCAACAGTACAGATATTGCTTTTGGCGGATTGATGCAGATCAATAGCAACCCTAACGAAATTATGGTAAGCGCAGCTACCGCAGATAACGTACAAATTATCAGCGCAATAACAGCAGCACAAATTAATCAGACCCTAGCAGGATTGGGAATCGTAATCTAATATGGCACAAATACAAACAGCAAATTTTTTACCAGCAGTATTTAGAACAGACGCTAATCAGAAGTTTTTAAATGCTACGTTGGATCAGTTGGTAACACAACCTGACCTACGAAATATAAATGGTTATGTTGGCCGTAAATTTGCTCCCACATTTAAAAGCACTGACAACTATGTGCCAGAACCAAATTCTGCACGTCAAAATTATCAGCTTGAACCCAGTGTTGTTGTTAAAAACAAAATCACAGGCAAAACAGAATTCTTTAGTAGTTACATTGACTTACTAAATCAAGTTAATTATTCTGGTGGCCTTACTAACAATCAAAC